GCGGAGACCTTGTTGCCGGCGCCATGCTAACCGACCAGGCTTCGGCCATGCCGGAATTGCAAAAGGCCATTACTATTCGCGACTACGTCACCGGGCCAGACGGAAAGCAAGATAAGGGCCTTGCAGGCTTATTCCTGGGTGGAACCAAGTCTATCGACGGAAGCCTGTTGACTTATAACAAGGACGGAACTCCTGCCCTCGGATCGCTTACGCCTGTTGGTCAGTCTATCGTAGACTACAACACTCAGCGCAAGGAGACGGTAAAGGCCACCGGTGACGCCAACATTGAGTACAAAGAAACCCAGGGCGACATGCTTAAGGGCAAGACTGCCCAGCAGATTGAGAGCCTTAAGGCTCTTACTGACGCTCAAATTGATGAACTGGTTGCCAGGGGCGTTGACCGACGTTTGCTTACTGAATCCCGCAAACAGGCGATCGAAGCCGGCGGCTCCGCGAGAGGGGCCAAGCCGGCTGATCCTGTAAAGGCAGCGAGGGCTTCGGCTGGACTGATGAAGGATATCGACGAGATCTATACGAATGATTTCGCTCAACTCGGTGACAACAAGGCTTGGGGCCTGCTCGACGCCACCCAGAAGCAATCCCTCCGTGACCGCGCTCTCTACTATGTTGAGACCCAGGGCATGCGTCTTCGCGAGGCCATTGAAAAGTCTAACGCTGATCATGGAATCAGCGGAAGGGCAAGCGAAGGAAAGCAAGGTAAGAAGGGCATAGTATTTTCTGGACCGGATGGGAAGGTTACGATTGAAGGATTCAAGTTCCCGTCCCCCTTGGCAGAAGTTGTCTCAACTGGAGCCGCTCCTGCTACTGCTCCTTCCGCCCCGGCGATTACCCCTGCCGCTCCTGCGGCTGAACCTGCACCTGCTGCACCTGCAGCGGCACCTGCTCCTGCTGCTGCTCCAGCCGCTGAAGCCGCGCCTGCAGCCCCTGCTGCCCCCGCTCCTGCCGTCGATGCAGCCGGCAACACGATCCCCCCTGGTACGCCTTCAGTTGCGACCGAGGAGGACTATAAGAAACTGGCCCCAGGTACTGTTTATCTTGCCCCAGATGGAAAACTCCGTAAAAAGAAGTAATGAGCAACTTCTGGGAAAAGGACGAACCTGTACAGCCCAAGCAACCGCAAGCAGCCAAAGTTAATTTCTGGGAAAAGGACGAAGCCGTTGCGGTCCCTGCTGCTCCTGTTCAGCAGGTCGTTGAGCCTATTCCGGTAGCACCTGCCCCCGTAGCTCCGGCTCCTGTTAAGCCTGTCGCTACTGAACCTGCTTACGCCAATCCTGTAGCCAATGCGTTCATGCCGCCGGCTGGATCTTCGTCCCAGGCTTACCCTGCTCCAGCTGCTCCGGTGCAAGTTAAAGAAAAGACCAGGTGGATTCCAAACGACGGTAACTTCCACAAAGTTATCAAGTCTGGTGAGCCAATCGGCATCGTCTACCAGGGCAAGAAGATGATGGCTGTTTACGATGCGACTACGGGCAAGTTTAAGACGGAGATTGACGATAAGAGCAAGGTGCTTGGCAAGAAGGCTGTAATGAAGTCTGATCCTTGGGGGCCGTTGAGCGGAGCCAATAACATTCACACAGAGGGACTGATGCCTCCGGCTCAAGACATCGAAATGGTTGATACGTACGGGAAGGTCGAACTAGATCCTTCTCAGATTGAGGCTTTTGCTGAAGGAAGGGGCGCGCTTCGTTCGATCCGCAACACCGCTCTTCGCGCCTTTCCTTCTACGGCCACCGGCTTTGCCGCATTCAATGCAGCCGGCATCCCTGCTGCCGCCTATGCCGGACGCATCCATCCGTATCTTGCCCCAGTCGGCATGGTTGTCGGTGGTGGTCTTGCCGCGATGGGCGCCGGAGCCGCGACCGACATGGCAACAACCGCCATGTTCCCGTTGGACGAAGAAGATGAGCTTAATCAGCTTCTTTACCCGACGGAGAATACACTCACCCAGCACGGCGTAGGTCTTGCGGCCATGCGTCCGAGCGTTGGCGTTTTAAAGGGACTAGCTTCTGCTGAAGTCGAGGCCCTCAAGTTCGCCGGCAAGGGTGCCGCTCTGAATACCGCTCTCGCCGGCCAGCATCGCCTGGTCGATGAGATCATGAAGGATGAGCCTATTACCTGGGGCAATGTCTTCTCTCCGCGGGAAATGCTCAAGGACGCAGCCATCGGCGGTCTTACGATGCATAAGGTCACGGGTCTTGGTCACGTGTTCGAAGCCCCCGGTAAATACGTTGGCAACAAGCTCATCGCCCCTCTCGGCCAGGGTCCGTATGCCGCCGCTCCGAAGCCCGGAGAGGGCACTCAAAGCACCGAAGAGCTTCGCTCCGCAGATCAGTCGTTGCCGCGCATCACCAGCGAAGAAGCTCGCACCAAGTATCCGAACGGTTACGACGGCGAAGTCGTATGGCCGGATGGCACTGTGACCGGGTGGTCTGGAACAGTCGAAGCAACTGTAAATATTGTAAAAGACAATCCCAACACTCCTGCAACTCCCAAATCTACAGCACAGCCGGCTCCTGCAGCTAATGACGGGAATGTACCTGCTCGCCCGGATCGTAATGGACGAGACACGTCAGCCCGAGACGCATGGGACGAACAATACGGCGACATGAGAAAAGGTGGTCGCACCCACAATAACGACGGAACTAAGTATGTTCCGAGCGATGCTGAAAATGAGCAAAAGTCTTATTGGAGTAAGAAGCGAAGCATTCAAGATTTTAGGGATACATTGGGAGTTGAAGATCAGACTAGCGCAGGAACTTCCGTTAGGTGGCTTTCTGAAAACGGATGGAAGTACGACCTTGCTACAGACACATGGTCCAATCCGAAAGAACCCGGTAAGACGGCGAAACAAGCACTTACGGAAGCTTTTGAAAACAAAACTCAAAAGAATACTGCTACGCAGGAATCTACTAGTGCTACTACCCAAGAAGGAAAGGTGCCTCCGAAGCCCGGTTCGTCTCAACAGACTGCCCCGGCTGCGAACGTCGAACCTGCCCCCAGGTTCCCTGGACAAGAAGCCACTGACGAAGCAAAGGCTGAGTGGCTTTTTAAGTCCCAAGATTGGACCAAGAAGTACGGTCAGACTCATAACCTTGACGGCACCCCAAGGACCCCACGGACCGCCCCCACGAACCCTACCACTCCTAAGCAGGAGACCCAACCTGCGGACGTCGATCCGGCACCTAAATTCCCTGGGCACGACGCTCCGACTGAACAAAAAAGTGCGTGGGTTAAGTTGTATGATGAATGGATGGCAAAGTATAAAAAGACGCATTGGAATAGTGGAAAACCGAAACCTATTGATTACATCGAAGGTACGCCAGAGTACGCTGCTCGCGTAGCCAAGGAAGCAGCCGAAAAAGAAAAAAAGAATGCTACTCCTGTTAACGTCCCGCCTCGCCCGCGTTTCAATAAAGAAACCGACGGGGCCTCGCTTGAAGCAATCGATGCGTTCAAGGAAAAGGAAAAAGCCTGGGACGATCAGTACAAGTCTACGCACTGGGAGGATGGTCGTCCGAAGCAGACGGCAAAGCCTGCCGCTCCTGCATCCGAAGCCCAGGGAGGAAAGCCTGCAGAGCCGGCTAAGGCTCCAGAAGAACCGGTCATCCCGGAAGCCCAGGAGTCCTCGCCGGAAGTCCAGTTGGCCCACCTACGCGAACAGCGCGATCGCCTTGCTGCTACGCAGCCGGAGCCGGGTACGACCCAGGAAGCCCAGCTCAAGAAGTTGGACGAGGCTGTCCGAAAGCTTGAAGAGCAGGTTGCCGCGAAGGGTGGCGAGTCTTCCGAGGTAGGACTTGTTCGTAACGAAGGATTTACGCCGGAAGAAGTTGCTGAGTTTAAGGCCCAGGGCCTTCGGTCAATGAAGAAGCGTCTTGCAGAGATGGAGGCGGCTGGACGAGGCGATAGCAATGACGCCAAGGATCTGCGAAAGGCCATCGAAATTGGCGAGAGGGGTGGAAATCCGCCCAAGGAGCCTACGGAACAGATTGACGAGGTCGTAGAACCCAAGGAAGACCCGAAGGATGTCGCCGAACGCGAGGCCCTGTGGGCGCAGGAAAACCCTGCCGACACCACCGAGCCTTCAAAAGAGACGGTTGATTACGAGGCCCAGAAGAGCCTCGTCGCCGGACTTGAGAAGCAGCTGGCTAAACTAGACAAACAGAAGCCCAACAAGTACACGGACAAGCAGCGCGAGAAGATCAAAGCCACCCTGGAGAAGGAACGTGCCGCCCTTGAGGCGATGCCCGTTCCGGTAGCCGGCACGGAGCAAAAGAAAGAGCGTACCCCCCGCAAGGTCGTTTACGATGACACCTCGTTGCGTCGTATTACCGGACGCTGGTTCTCTATCAACGTTAAGAACGGAGGAAGTAAGAATCTAAGTCTTAATCAGATCAAGGAAAGCATGCCTCATCTTTACGAAAAGGCCGTTGAGATGGACAGGGAAGCCGAGGCTAAAAGCGCGGCTGAATTCAAACGCACCGATGCAGAAATTAGACGTTTTGCCGCTGAAGCCAGGAAGATCGCAGATTCCGACATGACTGTTGAGCAAAAACAAGATGCGCTTGGTGAACTTGATGACCGGGTCACTAAGGCTAATTTTGGTGACGCATCAGCATCGAACGCAGTTTTTGTCGGCATTGACGATGCACTTCTTACAAAGGTTGAGAACAGCCCAAGGCCGATTGACATTAGGGAAGCAGCAGAAAGAGATTTCCCGGTAGACGACCCTGCAAACGGATGGCAGGAAGGTACTGGTGAATACTCTAAGCTTCGACTTAACATTGATGAAGGCCCCCAGGGAATGAGTACCATTATGGGAATCGCTATTCACATGAGTGAAGCCAAAGATGCCTTTAAAGAGGGCATGGCTGCGGACGCACTTGAAATGGCAAAGCAAGGAAAGGGGCTTGCTGAAACACTTGAAGGATATGCTCGACGACGCGCCAAAAAGCTCATCGACTCTTTCGAACAAGAAACCGGAATTAAGATCGGAAAGTCTATTGAGGCAGAGGAAAAACACCATAAAACGGGAGAACCTATCAAGGGCGTACCGTTCCCAGATTCCGGTCCAGAAACGGAAGGTCTGGTCAACAATCCCAAGCCCAAAGAAAAGCCTGTAAAGCCGAAGAAGGGATCCCGCGAAGACCTCCAGCGCAAGATCGACGAACTCCAGGAGGAAGCCGACGAGATTGAAGAAAACGACCCGGATGCGGCTGAAGAACTCCGTGCCAAGGCGTCCGACCTCCAGGACAAGCTCGACGCCATGGGTGCAGCCGAGCCGCAGGAACGCGGGCGCGGTCAAGACGGCCCAACCTCTGATCTTCGCCCGAACGGCAAGCCGTACCACATCATCGGTGAAGGTGACGTTTCTAAACGCAGATACCTTGAGCATCTCGTAGAGATCAGAGAGTGGAGCAAAAATTTCGACATCAAGGAGAATCACAATCGCCGGCAGAAGGAGATGGAATCCCTTGCCAAGGAGCTAGGCGTTGACCTCAAGGAGGAATTCAAGCGCGTAGACGCCATTGCAAAGGCTAAAAAACAGCTCGCATCTATCAAGGACAAGGACAGCGACCAGGCAAAGAAGCTCAAAAAGACCATTACCGACCTAGGAGGCAAGGTCCCAGGCTTTGCTGAAACGGGGGCAGATGGAGAATTCACGATCGAACACAAGAAGGGTCGTGAGCTTGAGAGCAAGCCCCACAAAGGCCCTCAGTCGTTCTTGGGCAAAAACGACGCCGTAGAAATCAAGGACTCAAACGGCAATGTCATCGGAGAAAGCATCCTGCTTGGCAACGAAGAGCGAAGCACCTTCTGGGGCGTAGAATTCCGTGGCCGAGAAGGGAGCCGACGCAGCGGTTCCTATGACCCGAAGGCCGTCACCAAGGAGCAGGCAGCGAATATCAACAGGGACGTACTTAAGCAGGTACTTGAGCGCGAGGTCGCCAAGGCGAAGGCAAGCGGCAAGCACAATGGAACCCTTGAGATCCGCATGGACACCGACCTGGCCGAAGTCCTAGGACTTCCTAGAGAAGCCTCTGCGGCAGACATCGCCCGCGCTTTCAAGAAGCAGTTCGGCTACGATATGGTCGATTCGTACTTCCCCCTGTCAATCGGCATCGAAGGTACTTCTGGAAGCACCAGGGCCGGAGCTTTCGTCGTGGACCTTGGCGTAAAGGACGTCACCAGATTACACGGAGACTTCTCTGAAAACCGCATCGACCCGTCTGACGACAAAAAGTACGTCAAGCAGAACACCCCGTTCGCCGAACTGTACAGCGGAAAGGAGCCGAAGGCTCCGCAGCTTCGTGACGGAGAACAGGTTGAACCCAAAGAGCCAGCCGCTCCAGACCAAGAGCCTGCCGAGAAGAAGTACCCGATTGATAAGCTTGAGGACGCACTCGCGGAGAAGGGTCTGAAGATCCTGCGTCGCAACAATACCGATGACTTCGTGGCCGAAGGCGGCGTGGAGGACAACGGACGCCAGCGTCCTACGCTGGTAGTCGGTGATACCAAGATCACCCTCGCATCAGAAGGCATGGAAGAAGTCAAAGGAAAGGTCGTCATCATGGACGCCCAGGAGAAGGACGCCGCCGGCAACGTCATCTACAACATCGAGCGCATCGTGACCGCACCGGAAGGCCGTGGTAAGGGTTCCGCGAGCAAGGCTCTGGCAGAACTTACTGAAGCCGCAGACAAGGCCGGTCTCACCCTGCAGCTGGAGCCTACCCCGTTCCGTGCCATCATCGGAAAGGGCGAGTCCCTCAACAAGCAGCAGCTGATCGATTGGTACAAGAAGAACGGATTCGAACAGAAGACCGAAGGCAGCGACGCCATTCTTATCCGTAAGCCTGGTGCAAAAGAAGTAATGCCGAAAGGTTCTAAGGAGAAGGAACTATTTGATATCCGAGCAAAGGTTATCAAGTCGCTGAAGGATGAGCTTTCCGCAACTACTGATCCGGCTGAAGAAAAGCGACTTAAGGGCAAGATCGATCTTTATGAATATAAGCAGATGCAGGCTGAACGGATAATCGAGGTTGAAGGCAGGATTGCCAAGCTGGAAGCCGAAGGAAAAGGCAATGGACCTACCGCCAAAAAGCTTCGCGATAACCTTGAAGTAAAGAAAGCCGCATGGGGTGAGAGTGAAATTGACGCCGAAGACCTTGGAAGGATTTCCGGGAAAGAAAAAGAACCTGCTGTAGGCGACCAGGAGGAAATGCCTGCTGCCGAGTGGGCGAATCAAAGGATGGATAAGCTATTCAAAGAATGGCGCGAACGTCATCCAGACTCCCCGGAACTTGATTTCTGGAAGGAAGCGCGAGAGCGGCATAATAGCCAAAGCGGATCTGGATGGTTCAACGATATTGCTTGGCGCAAGGGTGTTGAGACGAACCATTGGCCGAAACATGAGGCCCTAAGGGATCTCATAAACCAGAAGCTTGGTGAAAACACGAAGGACCTAGGTCTTCAGAAGACGTGGACTCATACGGACGGAACTAGGATCATCACAGACGGTAACAGGTTCTTCGCATACGACAAGGACGGCAATAGCATCGGACCTCGCGAAGGAGAAACATCGTTTAAGGACGTCGTGTCCAGGGTTATTGACCACGGAAACGACATCCAATTCAGAGAGGGGTCTGGATACAGGGCGCGCCAGAAACAGATGGAATATGATCGTAAAATTGACAAGGTTAGAGATGAAATCACCGAAGCAAGGCGTGACGGTAACGAGGTGTTGACCCAGACTAAGCTCGAAGAGCTTGAGTCGCTTCTCAGCGAATCAAGCAGGTGGTATGCTGGAGCTTTGGAACAAAAGGAAGCCAGGGATGAAGCACGTAAAAACAGGGAGTCGTCATACAAAGACGAGAAAAATTGGACCCTCGATGAGACTTCTAAACAGGAATCCAAGGGGCAAGAAGAGACGCCAAAGCAAGAAGACAAATCTGAGCCAAAGGAATTCGTACCTAACGAGAAGCAGAAGGGGATGATGGATGAAGCTGAAAAGCTTCTTAATCCGCTCAAGGACGACTTTGTAGCAAGGTCCGAAGACCTTGATCTGATCGATTCAGAGTCGAATCGTGATCGCGCCTGGGATAAGCTTCGAAAAGAAGCGGCAAAGATCGAGAACACCGTCAAGGCCAAGGCGCAGGCGATGGTAGATGCCGGTATCCCGGTTGAAGTCGTGAAGAAGTTCATGGAGAAGTTTGAATCTTCTTACGTCGAACTTACGTTCGACCTCGACGGACTGAAGCCTTCAGAGAAGGCTCCTACGGCTGCTGGTTCGGCAGAGAGCATTCATGCCACCTTCAAGGACAGGCTTGACGCTATCGACGCTAAGATGAATGAGCGCGGCTACTTCGCCGAGTATGACTGGAAGCCCGAATTCAAGAAGGCTGCCAATGAGTACAAGCAGATCATCAGAGAAATGCTTGATGCCGGCATGTCCAAGGAAGACATCCTACGCATCGAGGGTGCTACCAACAGAGGGCAGAACCGCTACGAAGGAAACCTCCTTGATACCGTCATCAAGCGAAACGTGTTCGGAGACCAGGAGGCCAAGCCGGCTCCTGTTCCGGACAAGGAGTATCCTATTGATCCGGCTACCGGCCTTAAGCCCAGGTACGGAATCGACGCCCAGGCCGTACGTTGGCTTCGCGAAAAGATCAAAGGTGGCAATCTGACGGTCAAGGATATGCTCCAGTATATCGTCGATAGCAAGGGCTACATGTCTCCTATCGTCGAGCAGATCCTTAAATCACTTGATTCCAGAGGTCTTAACGCCCCAGTTCTTAGTCTCAAGGGGCAGCACCGTGACGGAAGGTCTTCGTATGGCATGAAAGGATATAATGTCGTCGATATGGTCCTTGAAAGAACTCGACCGGAGAACAGGGAACGAAACAAGTATGACCAGTCGTACGAAGAGACCATGCTTGAGGAGGCCCTTCACGCGCTTACGGTATCAAAGATCCCGGAAGGCTTTGAATACGGAAAACAAAACATGGGTGACACGCTTGCTAAAGCCAAGAGTTACCTGGCTGAAGGCAAGGACTATGATTGGAGGGTGATCGCGGAAGCCATCATCGAGGCCAACAAGGCGTTCAAGACAGGCAAGTATGCGGACGGAACGGACATCTCTGACTCCGACGCAAGTCACATCAGATATCGTCTGCGAGACGCAGCTGAATTCATCGTCGGCGTAACCCAGACCAGGGAGCTTCAGAGACTCATCAAGGATATCCCGTCAAAACACGCTCCGAAGCAGGGCTTCATCGGAAAGCTTTTTGATGCCATCAAGCGTGTCTGGGGCTTTGATACCAAGACAATGAACAGCGTCCTGGATATGGCGTCCGGAGCTGCCGAACGCATCGCTCAAAGAAAACTTACTCCCGAGGAGCTGTCCGCAGCCGAAGTAAACTTCAAGGAAATCGGCAAGAACGGCATTGGAAAAGATAATCGACGGAGGTTCTTCAGATCTCCGCCCACGGACGAAACCCGCCTAACCCCGGAAGAACGTGACGCTATCGATAAGGAGCGCGACGACGCCCGCGATATCGCCCGTGGCGAGAAGCCAGAACTAAACGTAGGCGGCAAGGTATGGCGTTCCGTCGTAGACCACCCGTTCGTCTCATGGTTCAAGCCGCTGTCGATGCGTATGCGTACGATTGCGGATCTGAACCCGCAGTCTGAAACCCTGCAGAGGGTCGTAAACGACTTCTCCCTTATTCCAGGCAAGGACGCCGAGGCGGCTGACTACAACACGGATTCCGCCAACATGCGAAACGTGTTTTACAACAAGCTTTCCAAGGCTTTCGGCCCCGTGCTGGAAGACATGCGTAAGATGGGGCCTGCCGAGCTGAAGGAATTCAATTCCTTGTTCATCAAGCAGGTTGAAGGCCGTGCGGCCCGCCCGGTTGGCGGTCGGGTAGGCGAGGCCATCAAGCAGGTACGAAGCGTACTGGAAGAGATGCACCAGTACGGACTAGACGCCCGTCTTAAGCTTGGGAAGGTCGAAGGCTACTTCCCTCGCGCGATCGACGCAGACGCCGTTGACGCAGATAAGATCGGATTCGTACGTGCCGCGACCAGGGCCTACGAGGCTCAGTTCGAACGACTTAAGCAAGAGGCCAAGGATAAGGCGGCTGAGGAAGGAACCGAGTACGTCGAACCGGAAGCACCAGATTTCGACATGATGGCCCGCAACTGGCGAGACGCCGTTCTCCTTGGACGTGAAGGTCTTGACTTCGAACACGGCATCTTCGAAGAGCCGCGACAGGGCACGAAGGAAAGTTATCAGAAGAAGCGCGAGTTCACCAAGGACGAAGCCCTTCTGTTCGACCACTTCCGCGAGAAGGACGTCGAGCGTACGATCATCAATTACGTCGGATCCCTGGTACGCAAGGCAGAGGTGTCCCGCCGAATCGGCGTGGACAACGGCTCCTGGGGTAAGATGAAGAGCAAGATGGACAAGGAAGGCGTTGACCCGAAGGACATCGCCGAGATCGAACAGCTCATCAAGTCTAACATCGGTATCGGTGGAAAGCGTATCGGCCAGCAAACCCAGGAAGCCCTGGACTTCACGAAGCTGGTTTCTAACGCGGCCTACCTAAAGCTTACCGGGCTTCTCAATATCACAGAAGCTGCATCCATCGGCATTCGTACAAACTCTGCTTACGACAGCGCAAGAGCCGTCGTACAGATGCTTGGTCGTACCGGCAACGTCGTCGGTCGATTGACCCCGGAACAGACCACCAACGCAAAGAACGAGATCGAACGCATCTACGGCAAAGGCCATGACCTGGCTTCCGCCCTGGCTATTGAGTTCGGCATCAATACGATCGACCGAGGATTTGGTACCATTGCGTCCGGGTACCACCTGGATGGCGGATCAGACTACCAAGGCAAACTGAACAAGGCTTCCGATGGTGTTTACCGTATGTACGGCATTCACGCTACGGAAGCCGCGAAGCGAGAGGTGTCCCTGCGTATCGGAGCCGACTTCATTGATACGACCATCAAGTGGCTTGAGGGCACTCACAACCTACAGCGCATCGGTCGCGCGATGGGCAAGAAGGTTGTCGCAGAAAACCTTGCAAAAGACCGCCTAAAAGAAATTGGCATCAAGGAATCGGAGATGGCTGAGTTCTCTGATTGGGTTAAGAAAATGCGTAAGGGCAACGAGGTTCAGCAGCTTAAAGACATCATGGGCAATGACCCTATGGCTGCGAAGTACCGCCAAGCCATGATCATCTTCAACAAGCAGTCTTCGGTGCAGGCTTCGCGCGGCTCTCGCACGGAGTCGGCCAACGACACGCCGCTTGGTCGCTTGTTCTTCCAGTTCTCCACGTTCACCAATGAGTGGTCCGCCCAGCACGGGCGTCGCATGTCCGAACAGGCAAGAAAAGCGACTGGAGACAGTAAGTACAACGCCAGTGAGCGCATGCTTGCTGCCGGCGTCGCCCCCGCTTTCGCCGTGGCTATGGCCGCTACATGGGGTATCCGAAAGATCATGAATCTGCTTACCGGATTCGAATACAAGGATGGCGAAAAGGTGCCTGGATGGGTCAAGTCTTTGGCCGACGCTTTCGTCTACACGGGCATGCTTGGTCCTGCTGAAATCCTGTGGAAGTACATGTCGCGAGACCAGGTGCCCGCCGGCGTCGTCGGAGACCTGGTCAATAAATCGATCGAGACAGCAAAGTCCGTCATCGAAAACCCGGAATCCAACACTGCCCGTCGCAACGCGGCCAGAAGCGGATACCGTACGGCTGCTGTCCCTGCCCTTAATGCAGGGTTGGCCCTGGCTACCGAAACGGCCCCGCTACCTGTTAAGATTGCCGCCGGAATAGCCGCCCAGGTTATCGCGAATAACCGCACGGAAAAGGGTCTAGCCGACATCGTAGCCGGCCCCGCCCAGCCCCGTGGCAGCAGCGAGGCCCCGGAACCCAGGACGCCCCCAAAGCCCAAGCCACCCTCGCGATAAGATGGTTGACTGATGTTGGGTATTGAGGGAGTATTCTCCCACAATGCCCAACATTGATACCGACGCCCTGGCCGATAAGCTCCACGCTGATCTCGGCCTCCAGACTGAAATGGGACGCGAATACCTGCGCGCCATTATTCCCCTAGCCCAGCTTATGGACCGTAAGCAGATGGACTACGGGAGTAGCAATATCAGTTTGAACGGCGAGTTGGGTGTCATGGTCCGCACCCAGGACAAGGTCAGTCGCATCCGCAATCTCCTCACCAAGGAGATGAAGGGCGAGCCGGCTGCAAGCAACGAGCCGATCGTGGATTCGTGGTCCGACCTCGCGAACTACGGTGTCATTGGTCTGCTTCTCCGGCAGGGCAAGTGGCGCTAATAGGCGACGGCCCAGACCCGACAAAAGCGTCTGGAGTGGATCCAACGCTACCGTAAGAACAACCCTGCCAGGGTGCTTCTTTCCCTAGCCCGTCAACGGTCAAAAAAGACAGGCATACCTTTCTCGATTACCGAAAAAGACATCGTTATCGGTAAGAAATGCCCTGTCCTAGGCGTGTTGTATAAGACAGGCAAGGACCACATCCCTCACCAGCATGCCCCAAGCCTGGACCGGATTGACCCAAAGCAAGGATATGTGCCTGGAAACGTGGTCGTTATCAGCCGTATGGCTAACACGATCAAGCACGACGCTAGTTTCGAGCAGATAGGCAAGGTCTACCGGTGGCTGAAACGGTTGACCAAAGCCAAGTCCTGTTGATAATAAAGGGGCTATGATCCTCGCCCTCATCTGTCTCGCTATCGGTCTGGCCTGCGGCTTTGCCGCCGGCGTGAAAAATGCCAACTCCTCCAAGGTCGCCAAGGCCAAGGAAATCGCTGAAATCTTCAAGTCCGACAAGGAGTAAGTGCGGTACCTCCTGCCAGTCGTACTACTCGCGCTGGCTGGATGCTCATCCAAGCCGGAAGTAATCCCTGTCCAGCCCCCTGCTCCGACAAAGCCGGACAACGTCGCCACCCTGGGCAAGGACCTGGATAAGACCGATCATCGCGTCGGTGCTGCCCTGGTCGCAATTGAACGGAATGCGGACAAGCCGAAGGTAGTGGTAGCGGAGTCTCGCCTAGCCCAGTCATACCTCCCCCCTGTCCCGCCTTCGGACGTCGAATTCGCAATCGCTCGCGCGGCCAAGGGTAGCGACGTGGACTACGCCAAGCAGATGGCCTTCGGTCGCCAGTTGGCTACGGCGGTAAACAAGGCTTGGGAGAAGCTAGAAGCCGACCAGGCTGAAGCAAAGCGAGTCTCTGACCTAAAGGACAAGAAGATCGCCGAACTGACCGAGAAGATTGAGCAAGGTAAGAAGGACATCTGGACTATGGCGGGCGTTGCATTGGCAGTTCTCGGTGGGGTGGTGACTGCCCTGGTAGGTCCACGCACCGGCATCCCATTGCTTCTGTGCGGGGGTGCAATCGGGGCATTCCCCTTCGTGGTGGATAGTCCGTATTTTAATTATATCGCCGGTGGTTCCCTAGCCGCCGGTTGCGGACTGATGCTGTACCTGCTGTGGGATTACGTCCGTGACAAAGCCAATGAAACCAAGACCAAAGATCAAGGTGGAGTTTAAGCAACTGGGCGAACATCCGCCCACAAACTCCAACAGCACGGACTTCGGACAGGCTGACAAAGCTACTGGCGAGGTAAGTTTAGATCCTCGGCAGCCGGAATCTGAAATGTTGGATTCTGCAATTCACGAATTTCTACACGTCGCCTGTCCATACATGGCTGAAAAGAATGTGGCTACAACGGCGACCATCGTAGCCGAATCACTCTGGAAGATGGGATACAGACGCCGATGAAGCCACCGGATGAAGTGCAGGCAGGAACGTCTGTCGTCGATCAGCTCAAGCAAGGCGGATTCACGGCGTCGCTTATTGGCATGGCGGGAATGGTCGCGAAGATACTGCTTTCAAACGATGATACGATGACGTGGGGTAAGGCCGCTCGGCACGTATTCGCAGCCGGCATCGTAGCGTGGCTCGTTGACCAGGGACTCCGGGAAGTGGATATGTCCCAGGGCCTCAAGACCGCAAGCCTGGGCGTTGCTGGTGCTGCTGCCACGCACATCGTCGATGCAGCCATTGCTTGGGTTAAAGCGAAGACAAATGTGGAAGTATCGAAAGCAAAGAAGGGAGGCACACGTGGACGCAAAAGAAAGTAAGCCGGTCCACGTGCTAGAGATGGCGCTCATCGGTACGCTCGTCGTGGCCGATATGATCTGCATCAGACTGTGGTTCATCATGGGCAGTATCCGGGAAGCACTTACAGACCCGATGGCGATGGCCTTCATCATCACAGAGGGCACGATCAAGAGTGACTCAAAGAAAGCGGAGCAACAACTCGACGCGGCACAGCACGGATTCAAGGACACAGAAGGTGCGCTCGTCGTCTTCACCGTGTGCGTGGCGATGATAACCCTGGCTATGGTCTACCGGATCACCCTAAAAAAGCCCCAGGTTCAGCAGCAGAAAGCGGTGTTTTCTAAGAAAAAGAAGGCAGTAAAACGCTGAAATACAGCGACTTGCGACTATTTGTAGGTATCTGGTTTTGCGTGTTGACCGCCTACAGTATGTAGATCAACGTCTCTCCCATCGGACCCAACGCCGTGAAGACGCAAAACCTCGACATCAAAAAACTCATCGCCCGCTTCGGCGGACGTATCGAGCTTTGGCGGCGGATGAATGCCAGGGGCTACAAGCTCTCGGTCAAGACGATCGAGAAGTGGGGTGAGCGCAAAAGCATCCCGTACTCCCGTATCATGGAGCTTCTTGAACTTGCCTCTTACGAGAAGCACCCTATCAATCTCAACGACTACGTGGTCCGCTCGGCTCCCAACGCCGGCGAAACCCTTTCCACCCACCGACATGAAAACCAAAAAAGCAAAGTCGTCCCTCACTGAGGGACCCCGTCCCGTCACCGAAATGTCCCTCGGAGAAATCCAGGGTTACATCTCGATGCACGAAACCAACATCGAGGGATCCAAGTCCAAGCTTGGCGAACTCAACGACGAAATCCGTCGTCGCTTCGAACCCGTCTTGACCGAGGCCCTGTCCAAGCAGGACAAGCAGTCCGGCCAGCACACGTTCGAACACGAAGGCTTTAAGTTCACCGGCGAAATCAAGTCCACCGTCAAGTGGGACTCCTCCGCCCTGGAGCGCATCGCGATGCAACTGCCCTACGAGCAGATGCGTAGCACCTTTAAGATCGAGTTCTCCGTCCCGGAGAAGACCTTCAAGGCCATCACCGACCAGAAGCTCGTCGATCAACTCATCGAGGCCCGTACCGTCAAGTACTCGGAACCCAAGATCGTCTTCTCCGCCTAATCTCCCAACCCAAAAACCGCATGAAAATCATCAAGGCCAGCGACCGCCTCAAGGCCGCACCAAAAGTCAACATGCTCATCTTCGGCCCGTCCGGAGTGGGCAAGACGACGCTCGCCCGCACCCTCGACCCGGCCACGACCCTGTTCGTGGACCTGGAGGCCGGCACCCTCGCCATCCAGGACTGGCCCGGTGACGTCATCGACGTCCGTGCCGCTGCCCAGGAGTACGGTCGCTACCCGTGGGAAATCGCCCGCGCGCTCGCCCTCTACATCGGCGGTCACGACCCGAGCGATTCCGTCGGATCCTACTCCAAGCCCAACTACGACGCCGTGCAGGAGGCGTTCAAGGACATCGACCTCAAGAAGTACGAGACGATCTTCGTGGACTCCATCACCGTCGCCTCCCGCGAGTGCTTCAAGTGGGCCGAAAAGCAGCCCGAAGCCGTCTCTGAAAAGACCGGCAAGCCCGACACCCGTGGTGCCTACGGTATCCTCAAGAAGGAAATGATGCGCTGGACCACCCATCTCCAGCACTGCAGCAAGTCCGTCATCATGGTCGGCATCCTTAACCGCGAGGAAGACGATCTGAAGCGGGTCACGTGGTCCCCCCAGGTCGAAGGCGCCGCTACCGGTCGCGAACTCCCGGGTATCTTCGACCAAGTCATCACTCTCCAGAACTTCAAGGCCGAGGACGGCGCCATGTACCGTGGCTTGTGCTGTCAGCAGCAGAACCCCTGGGGTTACCCCGCCAAGGACCGCTCCGGTCGCCTCGACGTGCTGGAAGCTCCGGACCTCAAGGCTCTGATGAAGAAGATCCGCGAGGGCCGACGCACCGACACCAACGTCGTCACCGCGATGCCCGAGAAGAAGTAATTTTCACCCACCCAAAAACCCAGAAAACATGAGCATGTTCTCCCCCACCTCCGGAGCCAGTTCGGCACCGGAACTCATCCCCAACGGCACCATCACCTGGGCCATCCTCACGGTCCAGGCCGCGCGCCAGTCCGGCTCCACCGGCGGTACGTACTACCCCGTGACGCTGACCCTCGTCGGCGGTGATCACGAAGGCCGCAAGGTCTTCGACATGATCCCGGACATCCAGGACGACCGCAACAGCGAGAAGTGGCGCAAGATGGGCATCACGTCCGTCGCCCGCATCTTCGAATCGAGCGGCTGGTTCACGCCCGCCAAGCCCGAGTCGTACAATGCCTTCGAAGGCAAGCCTACGCTCGAAATCATGAACGGCATGGACGGCCAGCGCGTCGCCATCAAGGTCAAGATCGAGGAGTCCAAGGACCCGGCCTATTCTGACAAGAACAAGGTCGGCGAATGGCTCTCCCCGAACCCGGCGTCCGGCGGCTACAAGGATTACCAGAAGCTTATCGGAGGCCAGACCGCCATCGATACCGCTCGCGGTAACGCCTTCAGCGTCAAGCCGACCAGCACCACCGCTTCGATCCAGAAGCCGGCGTGGCCCAAGGCTCCCTCCGCTAACGGCCCGTTCTAACCCCTCGCAGGCTTACCGGACCCCCAGCCCAGATATTGCTGGCGTATTATTCATCTACGCTGTAATATCTGAAAAGGTCCGGTAAGCCTGTTCTCTTTAAAACACCAAGGTGCGAGTGAAAAGCGATAAACCAGCCGTCGGTCTGGCCCACTCCGCTTATAATTCACGCAGGAGTGAAGTGACTGTTGGGGTCACCTCTCCTCCCGCACCCCCTCTTTACCTATGAAGCTCCGCCCTCGACAGCAGGAGTTCGTGCGAAAGGCCCTTTGGGCCATCGCCGAATGCGGAGAGACCCTTGGCGTAGCCCCCACTGGGGCCGGCAAGACGGTCATGCTTTCTTCCGCGATCCACCAACTGATGAGCAAGAAGCCCGGGATGCGGGTCCTTGTCATCCAGCATCGCGACGAACTGGTAGCCCAGAATCGGGCCACCTTCAAACGGGTAGCCCCCGAAACTCCGTCCGACGTCTACGCTGCCGACCGCAAGCGTTGGTCCGATGGAGCCACTTTCGCGATGGTCCAGACCCTCTCGCGCCCAGACAACCTGGAGACGATGCCCAAAATGGACCTCATCGTCATCGACGAGGCCCACCACGTAGCCGCCAACTCATACCGCGTCATCTTGGATCGTGCCAGGGAGTTAAACCCAGACCTTAAGGTTCTGGGTGTCACCGCCACCCCGCAACGCGGGGACAAAAAGGCCCTCAAGGAGGTCTTCTCCAACGTCTCCGACGTCATTACCGTCAAGGAACTCATCGAGGCCGGCAATCTGGTCCGCCCTCGCGTCTTCGTCATCGATTGCGGTCTCCGCCAGGAGCTTGCCTCCGTCCGCCGTACCATCGCCGACTTCGACATGGACGCCGTGGCCTCGATCATGGACAAGTCCGCCGTCACCGAGCGCGTCATCGAAGAATGGAAGGCCAAGGCCGGCGCCCGCAAGACAGTCCTCTTCTGCTCCACCGTCGAACACGCCGAACACGTCACCGAGTCCTTCAAGGAATCGGGCGTCAAGGCCGACATCGTCCACGGAAATCTTTCTGATCACGCCCGACGCAAGGTTTTGCACGGGTTCGAACACGACCACTTCCAGGTGCTTATCAACGTGGCTGTCCTCACCGAGGGGTGGGACTGCCAGACCGTATCCTGCGTCGTCCTGCTGCGGCCATGTTCCTTCAAGTCCACGATGATTCAGATGATCGGTCGCGGCCTCCGCAAGGTTGACCCCGAAAAGCACCCCGGCGTCATCAAGACCGACTGCATCGTGATGGACTTCGGTTATTCACTGCTTACTCACGGAGGCATCGAGACCGAGGTGAAGCTCCAGCCCGTGGAGGATGGCGAACCGCTCATCAAGGTGTGCCCCTCCTGCGGGATGGACGTGCCGGCGCAACTCCAGGTATGCCCTGCCTGCGAGCATATCTTCGACGCCGTCGAGCGACGCATCAAGGAAGCATCCGAAGACCGGGAGGACCTGGTCAACTTCACCCTCACCGAGGTCGAGATCTTCGAAATGTCCCCCTTCCGCTGGGAGGTCTTCTGGGACGGCATGGTCACGATGGCTAACGCGATGTCCGCCTGGGCCGTGGTCGTGCGCCACGACGACAAGGAATGGGTCGTCGGCGGGCTGGACAGCACCGCCTACGTCAAGCTGATCGGCGTCACGACCGACCGCCTCCAGGCTATCGCCTCCGCTGACGACTTCCTTCGCGAACACGGTGACCGCGACGCTGCCCGAAAGTCCAAGCGTTGGCTCCACGAACCCCCGTCCTCCAAGCAATTGGAGATCCTGGGGCTGACCCCCCTCTC